CCAGAAGGCTACCCCGGACGCTGTGTATGACCGAGTCGTCATGCACTGGACAGCCGGCGGCCCCCTGCTGCCCTACGATGACTACCACTTCTGCCAGGTGATGGACACCGACGGCGAGCCGGCCATCATTCGCTGCATCAAGAAGGGCTACAAGGGCCAGCATCTGCACAAACGCAACACCCACGCGGCCGGCTTCTCGTGGTGTGCTCCTGGGCCTGGTGCGGTCGGGGCGATTCGCCTGGAGCAGATGGCCAAGCTAGTTGCTGAGTTCTGCTTCAAGCACAAGCTGGACCCGGCGGGCAAGACTCACGACGGCTTCGATGTGATCTCGGATCACGCTGCTTATGCGGTTGTGGACTACCCTGGTCACCGCTGGGATGTCGGCGGTCAGCTGCCGGCCAAGGATCCCCGCAACCTGCTGGCACCTCTTCGCAAGAAGGCAATCTGGTATCATAGCCAGATCAAGACCCTAGCGGACTGCGAGTTCGCGGAGATTCTCTAACGATGTTCGAGCCACCCGACGGCCAGCACAAGGCCCTGCCAGCAGCCGCTTTTCAAGAGACCCTGAAGAAGCTGTTTGCCCTGGGTCCAGGCAGGAAATTCCTCCTGGGCTTTGAGAGCGTGGTGGAATGTGAAATTGTAGCCGTTCAAGGCGAGTACGTCTTGATCTCGCTACCCATCACATCCCTGCAAGCCGTCGGGGTGCCCGAAGACCTGAGAGAGTAGGTAACCTGTGGCTGGACCTAAGAAAAGTAACAACGCCATCAACCTGTTCGGCGACGGTCTGGTTCAGGCGATTCTTGCCGAGGGCATGCAGCGGTCGAAGATCGAGATCAACGTCATCGACTTTGCGCGGGACATCCTGGGTGTCAAGCTCTGGCCTACACAGATGGCCATTCTGAAGGCCATCTACAACATTCCGCTGGGCAAGGGCTACTGGCGTGATTGTCTTAGCCCAGCACCCTTTACGGACGAAGAAGACGTGTTCTGGCCGGGTGGGTACTTGGAGAGCTGCGGCTTCGCGTACGACGAGCAGTACGACGAGCGTGAGATTCTCTCCGAGTGGGCCATCGACGGTAAGACAACCTGGGTTGAAGGCGCCCGGTACTCCGAGATGGTTTTGGAGTGTGGGATGCGCGGATCCAAGACGTCGATGACCTCGATCCCGATCGTCTACGAGTTCTTCAAGCTGCTGCAAGAAGATGACCCGGCCACCAAGTTTGGGTTGATGCCGGGGTCCCTCATCGCGCTGCTGGTGTTGGCCACCTCTGAAGAGCAGGCCCAAGACACTCTGTTTGCCGCCATCAAAGGCCGAATCGAGAACTCGGCCTACTTTCAAGGTCTGATCCAGCAGAAGAAGCTGGTCGTCAACAGCTTGGACATCTACTGCCCGGACAAGAATCTGAAGCTCTGGTGCGGCCACAGCCGGTCTGCCGGTCTAGTCGGACGTACGCTGATGATGTTCGGCATGGACGAGGCCAACCGCTTCGGCATCGGCGCGGACGGCTCGGCGATGGGCACGTCGGGCATCGACATGTACGCCAACGTCGGTAAGGGTACCACCACCCTGCGGTCGTTCGGCGCCAAGAAGTTCGTCATCTCGTCTGCGTGGTGCGAAGGGGACTGCACGGACGTCCTCTATCAGCAAGTCGAGCGCCAGATCGAAGAGACAGGCAACAGCCACATCCTGGCCTTCCGGCTGGCGACCTGGGACATCAACCCAAAGTTCATGAAGCTTGGCGAAGACCACCCCGAAATCCAGCAGGAGTACCGGACCCGCGGCATTGAAGCCAAGCGAGACTACGCTGGCATCCGGCCCGGTGCAGAAGAAGCCTTCTTCAACAGGCACCTGGTGGCCGCGCAGGCCCGTTTCGAGCTGCCAATGCTTTACCGGCCCCTTGAGCGTGAGGTCAAGGGCAAAGACGGTTCCAGCCGCAAGTACGCAGCCATTCAGATCATGAAGAAGGACCCTACCCAAATCATTGTGCCGAGCCCCTTCTTTTCGTACGGGCACTGCGACCCTGGCCTCAAGCACGACAGCTTCGGCTTCGTGGGTGGGCACCCAGAAATCGACCCCAACACAGGTTTGGTCATTGCAAACATCACCACCATCTTGGAGTGGCGCCCGGTCGACAAGGGTCGAGGCATTATCTACCCGGTCGACTACGAGAACGTCGAAGAGCAGCTGCTTAGCTTGGCAGACATCATCCGCCTGAAGCGGTTGTCGTTCGACCACTGGAACTCGGCCATGATCATCCAGCGTCTGTACTCGGCGGGCATCAGCACGTCTGAGTTCAAGAGCAGCTTTAGTCAGCCAGTCCAGCGCGAAATCTACGAGATGACTCGCGAGTGGATCACCAACGGTCGAGTCAAGCTGCCGAAGCGGTCTGAAAGCCCAGCAGCTGAGAAGCTGCACAAAGAGCTGGAAGAGCTGGTGCTCATGAAGGGCCGCCGCATCGACCATCCCAAGAAGGGCTGCTTTACAGGTGACACCAGGGTTTCGTTGCTGGACGGACGCGAACTAAACTTCGAGCAGCTAGTTGCTGAGTTCGGTGACGGGACGCCCTTCCACGTTTACGCGGTGGATCCTGCGACGCAAGACATGAAAGTTGGCGTCGCGTTTAACCCAAGGCTTACTGCAAAGAAAGCGGCCATTGTCGCCGTGACGCTCGACAATGGCGAAGTGATTCGGTGCACACCTGATCATCGCTTTATGCTGCGGGATGGGTCCTGGTGTGAAGCCGGAGACCTAGTTATCGGGGCTTCGTTGATGCCTCTTTACAGGGGTGTGACGGACGGCAAGAACCCTTACAAGATGAAGGGCTACGAGACGTACATGAACCCCCGCAACCAAAAGTACTACCTGACCCACTGGATGGTTGGGGAGTTCAAGTACGGTGAGCGCTACCGTGCGTATAGGGGTAAGGGTCTTGTCCTGCACCACGAGCAAGGTAAGCGCAACAACGATCCGGCTGTCTTGAAGCTCATGACTTCCCAGGAACACGGGGACGCACACCGCGAAGACCTAAAAACCAAGCGGGCCACCCCTGTGTTCGAGGCCAAACGCGAAGAAAACTTCTTGGCCTACGCGCGTAGCCCAGAGGGTCGCGAGCTTTCGCGGCAAACTTTGCGGGGGATCTGGGAGCGCCCTGAGTACCGTGAGAAGATGGCCAAGGTCCAAAGCGCGGTCGGCAAGAAGACGGGCGCGCCCAACATCACGCGCTATAACAAGAGCGAGACCAAGCGGGAGCGCACCAAAATTCTCCAGGCGGGCCGCACCAATAGCAACGCTCGCAAGGATGTCACGGTTGAGCGCATCTTGGCCCTGGTCCCCACCGCACGCAGACTCGACGACGTGGCAAATGCACTTAAGTGTAGTCGACAGACTGTTCGCAACATCTTGAAAGCCGAGGCCAAACTGGGTGTTCGCCTGGTAGGTGAGCGTCTTGAAACCTTCTCGCTGACACCTGCTGTTATCAACCACAAGGTCATCTCGGTCGAGCCGGCAGGCTTCGAGGATGTTTACGACATTTCAGTGCACGAGTGGGAAAACTTTGCGCTGACCTCGGGTGTGTTCGTTCACAATTCAAAGGACCTTTCGGACTGCTTGGCTTGCGTGGTGTGGCACATCTCGCAGGACGAGCGTCGGTACCGGTACTTCGAGACCGGCGACAACAAGATCCGCACCTCGGGGCAGATTCACGTCGCCAGCATGCTGCCCACTCTCTTTGAAGACGGCGAAATGATGGCTCACCGGTCGGCTCAGGCGTCACTGCGAAACCCCGCCCAAAACGTGCTCAAAAACGCAAACCCCAAGAACGCTATCGTGAGGCGAGTGCAAGTCACACAAGCCGACTGGTAGCGGGGCTAGATGGCCGACCAAACCGCCAACACGAACACGGGTGAGGCCCGCTCGAACCCATTCGAGCGGGCCAGTCGTGCGTTTGGTCAACTCATGGCCACACCTGTTTACGGCATTGAGCACTACCGCCGCGAAAACATTGCGGAGCACGTGACGAGTAAAGCTACACCAACAGCTCGCGGCTTTTCTGCTGAGCCTGGCTTTTTCGAGGACCAATCGGGATCCAACCTGAGCAGCTCTACCCAAGGGCGCATCGAGGCCGCTCAGCTTGTCTACAAGCGTTACGACAAGTTTGGCCAGTACGTAGCGGCTCTGACGCCGCCGTGGCGTCAGCAAGGTCGTAAGGCTTGGCAAACCATCATCGACCCTAGCTTGCTGTTTACGCCAGAGGTTTTCGACCAGACGGTACACGTCAACGCGCTGGAAGGTCGCACGCGCAACACGGAGACGACCCGTGGGCGCTTCTTCGCGCACATCTACGCCGAGCAGTGGGCTTGGGCCCACAACCGCCAGGCGCCCGCCAACCTGCCCCTGCCGGCTGCCGTAGTTGAGATCGACCGGGCAATCAGCCGCCCAACCTGGGGCAAGACTGCTCAGGGTAAGGCTGCTAACGTCGCGGCTGACTTGTTCGGGCCTGACGCTGCTCACATTACTGCACAGCTGCTAGCGCCCCGCGGCAACCGAGGCCCCATTGGGACCATCTTGGTCAACATGGGTGTAATGCTCGACAAGCTCAACTATAACAGGCAGCACGAAGACGCCATGGGCTCGGCGTTCTACCACGACCGCCCCAACGAGCCTGGAACCGCAGCCGCTGACGCAGCCCGCACAGTTGCGGACACCATGAGCAACCTAGGCATCGGTGTGGCCACCTTCCGATACGGGATGTGGATGGCCGAGAGCTGGTCGCGTGCGGTGTCGTACACAGGTCAGATCACGGGCGAGCTAAACGAAGGTTTGCTCCAGAGAGCTACGGATGCTCAGGCCCGCCGACCCGGGTCTATGGGCACCCGTGGTTTGGTTGGTTTGTCTTACATGAGCCGTGGCTTTGAGGCCGTCAAGGGCGCTGCGTTCATCCTTGAAAGTGAAGTCACGCGAGCAACAATCAGGGGCGTCGCTCCCCTGAACGAGTGGATGAACGGCAGCATCGGTCGCAACTACAACGCGGACATCGACCGCATCTTCAGCTTGAGCTGGTACAGCAACGTTGAGACCTTCAACACGCACGCTGAGGCTGCGGCTTCGCTGGCTGCTCGTACACGGCTGACCCACGGATCTCTTGTGCCTCTGCCAGATGGCCGCTGGCAAGTAGTCTTCGCAACGACTCACCAGCCAATGACTTACATCAACCGGTTCCGGTTGGTCTCTGAGCACATGCACGCGCACGGTGCTAGCCTTGGGGGCGGCATCGGCAGCTTCTTGGACTTTGTCAGCCCGCCCATGAACGAAGATGCTCGGCTGGGCCGTGAAGAGTTTGGCCGCGGCTTCCGTCGGCTTCTTCAAGGTCAGTGGGGCGATGCTCGTCTAAGCTTTAACCGCTCTGCAGACGCTTGGGAGCGCTCTCAGTACGCCAGCCGGGTACACGGGCAGTACGGCGGCGGTCCTGCCCGTGCTGGTCGAGCAGGCCTGCTCGGCACCGTTATCGGCGCGGCTATCTTGGAGCGCACGGCCGGGCATTTCATGTCCGCCGGGGACATCACGCTGGAGAAGCAGGTCAACTACCTGCGCGAAACTGGAAACATCGGGCAAGAAACCTCGACCTATGCGGACTGGCATTACGTCAACCCGCTGGAGCACCGCAATCT